GACTTTAGCAGGATCTGCATTTGGTTTACCTGCGTTAACTAAAGCACCACATTCACCCCATGCTTTTTTATCAGCATAGTCAGAAATATTTTTAGTCTTAAAATACCAAGCACCAGTCTCAACTGCAATATTTTTATCTGTAGTAACTAAGTCGGGATTTTTAACTAGGCGATCATCACCGAAGAACGCTTTAGATGCTCTTAAATAATTGTCTTTAAATGTTAATTGTTTTAAACCGCGGCCTCGGTATTTCCAACCATCGCCTGGATGTGGATCTAACAATTTTCGTTCAACCATATAAATGATATTAGCAACATATTCTGCACCCTTTGATACAGCAGCTCTAGCATCATCTAGTGTAGCGAATCGTTTATGACCTGGATTTAAATTTTTAAATATAAAATCTGCACTATATTTTACGCTTTCTTCAATTTGTGTCCAACTTGTCTCGACTCCTACATTTCCAACAAATGCAGCTACGCGTTCAGGTGTAGTGATATTATATTTTGGTAAAGTATCTCTTAAATATTCATACCATTTTCCTGCAGCTGCACCACCTGCAGCAACTAATTTTTCTTTAGTAAATGGAAATGTAAATCCAGAAGATGGAGGCGTTGAAGGTTTAGTTTCAATAACTGGATTTTGTTTAGGAACTACAGGCGGAGTTGGTTTTACTTGAGGTTTCGTTTCATAGACTGGAACAGGAATTACTTCAGGAGCTCCAGGAGGAATAGGCGTTACCTTGGTTATTGGAACTTCTTTTTGAGTCACAGGATCTACTACAATTGGAATAGGTTCTTTTGTAATTGGATCAGGAATAGTTTTTTGTATAACTTCAAGGTTAGGTACTACAGGAACTTCTTTCTTAGTAACAGGATCAATTTTTTTCTCATCACATATACTTGTTGCCAATGCTTCTATAGAAAGAGCACCAAGTTGTTCTTGAGCATTTTGGAATACAGCACCAACATTACCCAACGCATCATTAAGTTGGGTAAAAATATCTTTACCACCTTGAGCATTCAATCCAACAGGTTTCGGGATTTTTGCAATAGTTGCATCTAAATCTGGAAGAGCTGTACCAAACTTGGCTTTTAATTCTGCAACCTTTGCAGAATATTCTGTAGCATTCAAATTTGGAAGATTGATTAGTTGTTCTTTTAAATTAATGCTTTCAAGTTTAGGAACGTTTACTTCTTTTAATTTTTCTTTAATGGTAGTAGCAGCAGAACCTAAATCACCTACAGATGCTAATCCACCAGAAATTTTTTCTTTGAGAATATCTTTTCCAGCTTTTGCTTCATCTAAAGCTGCATTAATTCCACATGGAGAATTTGACATATTAGTTTAAATCCACTCTAGGAGCGTCGACACTAAAATTGCCGCCGCTTTCAATTGATAAAGTTCCAACTGTTTCAATAGTCATGTTGGCATTACACTTCAAATTCCAATCAGCTTCAGAACCAAATTCTAAACCATCTTTTGATAAGAATCGTTGAGTTGAATTTGTTGATACAGATTGTGCACCATTTGAAAAAGTACTCATAGTATCTAAGAATATATTGTCTACTTTTCCTGTTACCATTAATGTAGAACTTCCACCTATGGTTTCAGTTTTATCTACATCAACTAATAATATTTGATTCTTACCAACGCGGGTTAAGAAATCTTCTTTTACGTTTAAATTAAAATTACCAACGGTTTCAATTGCATCATTTTGAGAGATCTTAGTATAGCGATTACCATGGACTTTTAGATTATAGTCTCCCATAACTTCCATAACATAATCGCCTTTTACTAATACTCGCTGATCGCCTTCAATAGTAATATTTTGTGTTCCGCGAATTAAAATATTATCATCATAGACAACGATCGTATAATTTTCACCAGAAACTTTAGTTACTTTATCACCGTCTGGAAATATCTCGTAGAATGTACCTGCAGGATGATGCTCAACAATTCGCGAGTTATTTTCAGAATCATCTATCTCACGGATGATGCCTGTTTCACTTTCAAACGTATGGACGAATGGATATGTTCCTCTAACTCCACGACGTGGTTCTGGCTCTTCCCATGAGCTCCGGGATTCCTCTGGGGAGTCACTTACAACTGTAGGAATATACGGTTTAGTAGCTTTTTCTATCCCTTTAATCTGTTCAGCATAACGAGAATAATAAGACACATGATCTTTCCATTCATTTCTCGCTACCTTACTTACATCAGTTTCATCATACCAACGAGGATAATTACCATTAAAATCTTTAAACGCATTGCGATCATTTACATTTTGAGTTGGATAACCATGTATAGAACCAAGAATTATAGGATCTTGACAATTTTCACCATCTGCAAAAAACCCTACCACCCATGAACCTTCTACTAAACCAGTTGGAGAAAATCCCAATCCTGAAATAGATGCAGATGTTGTAGGCATCAACGTGTGAGCCCATGGTAAATCGCTTGTTCTGATCTTTGATAAATCGTCGGTGTGTAGACCAAATATTCTTACACGCACACGACCCAATTCTTGTGGATCATCACGATCTTCCACTACACCAGTAAACCAATTCATGTAATTTTTCATAATTTATTTACCACCGCGTTGTTTAATCTTTTTACCAAGAGAATCTCTTACTACATCCATAATGATCGTGTATTTACCATCAACCATTTTATGGTGTGTATGCATTACTAAATATTTTCCAGAAATATATTCATTGCTATCTTTAGCAACACCATATATCGATGGCCTATCACGATCTACTTCAAATTCAATTATTTTTCCAGGATATAAATCTGTTCTTCCACGAATTACCATATTCAAAGTTGTTAATCCAAGTTGATAAGCATATGCGTCTGCTTCTAATTTTGTAAATTCTGCTTCATTACTATAATTATTATATGAAGCAGTACCCCAAGCTTTCGAATTTTTATTAGCTACATAGTGAACTGAATCATATTCATTAAGAGATTTGTTTTGTACTTTAAATTCTTTATTGATAAATGGAATTTTATCTAAATGAGCTTTTTTATCAAAGTCTTTTAGATAATCATATTTCAATAGTTTATAAGACCTTGTACTAATATCTATAGTATGCATGGCAGAACCAAATGCACCGCGCAAAGTGTTCTTATATGTGTTTGAGTAATCTCTAATGTCGTATTCAATGGCCACATTATACGATGCTGCTAATTGTCCAGCGTCTGTACTAGATGATGTACCACCTTTGTGCACAAATTTATTGTATGTCTTTTGATTGAATAGAGTTGTGTAAGATTGTAAACGATGACCACCTGTAAATGTTTCATAAAAAGCAAATGGTGTTTGATTTTTATCCATAGCTTTTCGTGTTAACCAATCTATAGCTTGATAAGGATTCCAATTTGGAACAACTAGTTTATAATTACCAACTGTATCTTCTGTAACGTCTATAGGTTTATTTAAATAATCTTTCATAATACCTTGTAATGCATCAGATATTTTACCTGTATATGCATGTGAGACGAGTTTCAAACTATTCATTAATTGTTCAGGCGTAATAAGCTTTAACGTATACATTGAAGCTTGATTATTGGCGCGAATATAGTTTGCCACAGAACCAATATAAAACGTTTTCCTTATTTTGTTTTTACCTTCTAATAATACTAAATCTACTTTTTCTTGACCCAATATCGGGACTGTTTCAAGCAAGTTAGAAGCGTCAGTTATACCTAACTCTACTTTAATATATGGAGATAATAGTGATTCATAGATATCAATCGATATCACCAAATCTTTAATCTCAAGCTTTTGCCCAGTCGAAGATGTTAGTTGAACGGATTCAACGGAATAGTCAAATTTACCTAGTGACATTATTGTTGATCTGGATTAATTATTTTATAAAATTCATCTACTACTTGAGTGATGTATTCTGGTCTAATAACTTTAATGTCTGTTTTAAACTCGTTCCATTCTCTTTCGTGTTCATCGTTTGGTATACCTACTGCTCCAGGATAATCTTTTCTTACCCAATTTCTTTGAGAATCTTCAAAATGATTTGAGGCAACGGCATATGATCTTTGACTATTGATAACTATCTGATCGTTTGATGTTAAACCTCTTACAAGTTCTCCATCTACGAAATTGCCGACTTGATTAGTCGTTGATAAACGTATCACGCCTTTATCAGTATCTTTTTGTATGATAGAGGCTGTAGCTAAAGAGATGGATCCTCTCAGTGTTTCACCACGAACAAACTTAGTAGAGATATCTTCGTCAGTCAACAATACATTACCTTGATATTTAATTCGAATCTTATTTTCCATTTCAATTCTAGAACATGGCCAATCAGCGAATGAATTGACTACATCTGGATTAATCATGAATAAAGTCCAATAATAATCTGTAGTACCATACAATTTTAATGATACATGATCCGGCCTCTCGCCATCCTGAATGCGATATCTTTCATAAAGTAAAATATCATCTCGTAGATTGTTTTTTAGTCTAACAGATCTAAATAAATCAGTAGTTTCGACTGGTCTTCCATTTGCAAATACATCGTATTGCATGGTTGGAAAACCTTGAAAGAAATATGACATATTAATAACCTCCTGAGAGGATAAGATCTCTGTTGAGTGCTTTGCTTTCTTGGAAAGTCAAAGATAAATCTATTTCAGATGGCATTCCATCTTCGAAGAATGTTGGACTAGTTGGATTATAATTAACGGTAACAGATGTCAAATATGAATCCATCATTCTAATGATATTTTTATTTTGTTTACTTCCTGTTAAGAACGTAACTTTAAATACATCTGGAAATTTAAAAGTAGACATATTAATTGAATCTGTTCCGCTACCATTTCCAAGAGCTGGATATGCAGCTACACGGAAGAATTGAACTATCTTAATTATCTCTTGAGCTTCAGCTTTAGTTTTTGGAAACATTTTAAACTGAAATTGAAATTGACGAAGCGACGGAGATTTAAACAACATTTGTGTATGAGGATTTACAACCTCACCACGATTGATGATAGCTTGTGTTGCAGCACCACCAGTTAGACCTTTACTTTGTGCTACCTTTGCAGTACCAGCAGCAACAGCAGTTTGTGCTACACCTTTAGATTGATCTTTTAATGAGTCAATGAATTCACCAGGAGATGCTGAGGAACCTCCGGCTTTCATAATTTCTCCACCTAAACCAGTATCTGCATTATCATAACTTAATGTATCAGCAACGCTTATTCCAGAAGGCATATATAAAGTTACTGATCCAAGTGCACTCTCAGCAAATTTAGCTACTTTAAAATCTAATACGCTACTTTTCTTGACACGTGCGATGGCCTCAAACTTTATAACGTTCTGATGTTTTTGTACATCTCCCTTGGGAAAACGCAACTGAGGAGAATTAGCTCCAAAGGGATTTAAAAAGTTTAAGGATGTTAAAGTGTTCTTAATGAACTCTTGAACATTATCAAACGCAGCGGGTATATTGTCGATTGGCATGTTGTACCTTTATGATTCCTTTACATACGGACATTCTTATTTATATGGCTACATACAAAGGTTTTTACAGATGTAAGAATCCAGCAAAATATGAAGGCGACTTCAAAAACATAGTTTATAGGTCTCTCTGGGAAAGACAAGTATTTAGATGGTGTGATGAAAATTCACAAGTACTAAAATGGTCTTCAGAAGAGACAGTTGTACAATATTTCTTTCCATTAGATAAAAAATGGCATCGTTATTTTATAGATGTCAAATACTCTACTGCTCAAGGCACATTTTTAGTAGAGATCAAACCAAAATCCCAGACCATACCTCCTAAAAAACCAAGTAGACAGACTAAAAAATATTTAGAGGAAGCTCGCACATATGTCAAAAATCAATGTAAATGGAAAGCCGCTGATGGTTTCGCCAAAGATAGAAATTGGCAATTCGTAATTTGGACAGAAGATACGATTAAATCTATGGGCATCAAATTACTAACATAAATAGAAGTATGGCCACTAAAAAAACACCAACCAGTTTATATGACAATTTGCGTAAAGGATTGTCATATCCCGAACGAACAGAACAATCTAAAAAATGGTTTACCCAGAAAGTAAAATCTTTAGCTGGTAAAAATATCAATGCGATGCAGTTTCTTAAAGATCCGCATTTTTATAAAAAAACATCTTTTAGACCTGGATTTATGTATCATTTTTTATATGATGCTAAGAATGCTGAAAAATTACCATATTGGGATAGATTCCCATTAATGATAGCAGTAGGACCAGCAGAAGGCGGGTTTTATGGTCTAAATTTACACTATTTGGCTCCTCCATTAAGAGCACGCTTTTTAGATAGACTATTAGATACAGTGAACAATGATAAGTTTGATGAAACAACAAAAATGAGAGTAAATTATAATTTGCTTACCTCAATTGGTAGACTTAGACCATTTGAGCCATGTTTTAAAAGATATTTGTTCAGTCAGATAGAATCGAGGATCATGATGGTCCCATCTTCTGAATGGGAGATATCAATCTACTTACCAACTGAAAAATTCATTGGTACAAACAAAAGAAACGTTTGGAGAGAATCAAAACGTATGATAACAGGATACAGAGCATAAAATGTCACAAATAGATAAATTCAAGTCAGTAATATCTAAGCGAGGAGGCCTTGCACCTGCAAATCGATTCGCAGTTTACATGGCTTTACCATTAATTAGCTTTGATCCACAAAACTTGATCGCAAAAGTGTTCAATCAAGGCACTGCAAGTCCTTTTATTAATGATCCACGCGATGTTTCTATTCTTTGTGACTCGGTTACGCTCCCAGGACGTCAAATTTCGACTTCTGACGTACAAACTAATTTATTGTCAATAAAAACGCCTTACACTTACATCAATGATGACGTTACAATGAGCTTTCACATCACAAATGATCATTTTATGAAGAAATTTTTCGAAAATTGGTTCAATAGGATGTTCGATCGCAAAAAAATGACTATGAAATATCGTTCACAGTTCACAACTGACGTTATTATTCAACAATTAGATCAACGGGATGTCCCAGTTTACACGGTAACGCTAAAAAATGCGTTTCCAACAAGTATTACATCGTATGAATTGACAAACAGCGGTGAGAATCAAACCCAAAAGCAAACAATTACGCTATCTTATGAAGATTGGAGCGAAGAGGGATTTGTAGAATCAGTTCTTTCAAAGGGGAAAGTACTACTTGGCTCTGTCAGCCGAACAATTGGAATATAATAATATTATTAGGAGTATATTATGTCTTTACCTATTATTTTAAACACACCGTCGTATGAAGTGGATTTGCCATTAAGCAACAGGACGGTAAAATATAGACCTTATTTGGTCAAAGAAGAGAAGCTATTAATGATGGCTATGGAATCTCAAGATCAGAAACAGATCTTACGAGCAGTCCAAGAAATTATTGAAGCATGTACATTCGGAGAAGTCAAGGCAAAAATATTGCCAACAGCTGAACTAGAATTACTTTTCTTAAAACTCAGATCTAAATCAGTTGGTGAAACAACTCAAGTTGGATATGAGTGTAAGAATTGCGGTACAAAAAACGAATTATCTATCAACTTAGAAACAGTACAACTTACTAAAGCTAAGAAGACAGACAGTAAGATTATGTTAACAGATAAAGTTGGAGTAATTATGAAATTCCCAACTGCTGATGATGTAACAAGGGCAATAAGTTCTGATGAAGGCGAAGTTAAAAATACATTTGCTATTATCACATCTTGTATAGAAACTATATTTGATGATAATGGTGTATATGAAGCAGCCAACTTAGAACGAAAAGAAGTAGAGTCGTTTGTTGATTCATTGAATTCGCAACAATTTAAGAAGATCCAAGAATTTTTTGAAGGTCTACCTAAGTTGTCGCACGATGCAAGTTTTGATTGCGGAAATTGCGGTACTCATAACAAATTAGTTATCGAGGGCCTCCAAGCTTTTTTCGTCTAGCTCTCTCACATGAATCCTTGGAGAACCATTTCCGAGGAAACTTCATCATGATGCAACATCACAAGTATAGTTTAAGCGAGCTGAATGAGATGTTACCATGGGAGAGAGAAGTTTATGTGGCTATGTTGATTGAATATGTTAAAGAAGAAAACGAACGTATTAAGAAAGCAAATCAAAAATACCACTAAGGAGTAGAAATGGCAGAAGAAAAACAAATGAGCGAAAGCGAAAAGAAAAAAGAAGATTGGATGAACACCAAATGGCGTCCAGCTATGGGTTGGATGTATATGGCAGTTTGCGTTGCAGACTTCATATTATTCCCTGTATTGTGGGCTGCGATCCAATTCTGGGAAACTTCTGCCTCGAATGACGCGTTTCGCCAATGGCAACCTTTAACATTACAAGGTGCCGGTTTATTCCACATGGCTATGGGTGCAGTACTAGGCCTTGCAGCTTGGGGTAGAACGCAAGAGAAAATCAATGGAGCATCAACTGTATCAACAGCTTTACCAAGTATTGATAAAGATATGTCTCCGATATCAGCACCTACAATACCACCTGTAGTTAGAGCACCACCAGTAGTAGCTCCACCAAAGATCCCTACTGTAGATTAAGGTAAACAAAATGGCAAAATCAAATTACGTCACCTCTGGTTCAAATATACAAGAACTAATTGACGCTGTTAAACAATCCAATAAAATACTTGCAGAGACGCGAGATGATGGTGATATAGACACATTTGCACTAAGAGGTATTAATAATGTATTGATCGATATAGATGACTCAATAAAAGCAATTGAGAAAATCGTTGTCGGTAATCACATGAAAGATTTGGAAAAAGCATCAGAGCAATCTAAATATAATGAACAAATCTTAGATGCCTTAAAGGGTTTAAAACCAAAGCCTGAAGAGAAGAAAGAAAAGAGCGGAGATTTTTCTTGGCTCGGTCTTGCTGGTGCATTAATCGGTGGATTGGTGATGGGTGGTCTTGCCTTTATTAAGAACTATGTCAAAGGCTTTATTGGCTTCTGGACAAAAGCTGCTAAGATGCTTAAGCTCGATGTGTTAGTAGCTAGTCTCTTCAAATATATTAGTGCACCATTTGATTTTATCAAGGGTGGATTTATTCGAATGGTAGATTATATCAAAGACTTATTTAAAGGTGCTGATCTACTCAAGATGTTCAAGGGTAACGTTCTTAAATTATTCACATACATCGGCGATTTTTTTGGATTCTCAGGTAAAGGATTATTCAAAGACTTTGTTCGCATGTTCGAATCTGTCGGCGAGATGATATCAGGCACAGCAAAAGCCATCGGCGGATTTTTTGGCAAGATCTTTTCTCTAGGCGGTGGAGAGGGCGGATTATTCAGTAAGATAGCTAAGGCGATGGATTTCTTTCAGCCATTAACTAAATTCTTCAAGGCATTCGGTTCTATCCTTGGTAAGTTAGCATATCCTCTTCAAGTTATCATGTCTGTATTTGATACAGTGACAGGTGCACTTGATGGTTGGAATAATACAGAGGGCGACTTCCTAGCTAAATTCTTTGGTGCTATAAAAGGCGGTGTCACAGGACTATTGAATGGATTGATCGGTGGACTACTCGACTTAATTAAAGATGGTATGTCATGGTTAGTTAATCTCCTTGGATTTGAGAACGCAGCGAAAGTACTTGATAGCTTCTCATTCTCTGACCTAATTAAGCGAGGCGTTGAAGGTTTCTATAACTTCATCGAAGGCATGATACGTTATGTCATGGACATCTTTAAAGATCCAGGCAAGTTAGTCGCCGACGTAGGAGATTTATTTGGTAAGATCAGTGATATGGCTAAGAACTTCCTTAAGACTCTATTACGTTCTATACTACCTAATCCACAAGGCGGTACTATGGAGAAGCTTGCATCTAAAGCTATTCCAGATGCAGTCTATGATTTTGCTGGTATGAGTCCTAAGACAGGCGAATTACAAGGTGCTACAGTAGATAACGTTGCTGCAAAGGGCGAGCAGATGGTAAATCAGGCAGTAGCCGCGGGCCAGCAAGCTGTGAACGGTGTAGTAAATGCAGGTCAGACTATTATCAATAACGGTAATACTGCTATCATGAGTGCACGCTCTAAAGCCAGAGACATGGAAGACATGTTAGCAAGAGGCTGGAATTCATTAGTTAACTAAAAATTACACAGACAGAAAAAGAATAGGGACCTTACGGTCCCTTTTTTTGTGTGCCATATATCCCAGGCAGATAGCCAGCTCACGAAAATTATACCGAATTATACCTAATTATACCCAGTTATACCTAATTATACCCATTGATCATTCGGTCAATATACTAACCAAACCTATACCTTTCGGTTAATATACTGACCATATGCTGTATAGTATTCTGCTGTCTATACTGAACAGCTCTGCTGTTCTTAGAATACATCAACGGAGGGAAGGGATCAATATGCGAATTGCTGGGGGAATCTACCGGCCCCAGAATTATCTTTTATAGGATAAAACTGGATAATTGATTTCCACCCTGGGGAATTATTTTTCTGGGATAAAGCTGGATAAGTGCTGCGGGCCTGGGGGGATTTTATTTTTTATCTTCGTGACGGACGATATCGGTTTAACCGAGTCGGTATCTTATAGATGGTCTCCTATAGTAACCTGCCTATAGATGGGACCCATAGACCCTATGACTTAATTCTGAGAATCCTGTATTGGTGTTATCGCACTCTTAAAGGTATCATCCCACTTGTCTATGTCTACTGGCGGCTGATAGGTCTTATGTACCCTAGGCGGATGAGACCAACGGACCAAGCCCTGTTGTGCATCTATGTATGTGGCCAATAAGATTAGGAAAATACAGAGATAGACTGACCAACGGAGTGGCTTAATATCCTCATCATCCATTATTTAATACCTGAAGGATGACATCCTCTGATGTGTTAAGGGTTGAGGCTATGGTAGGGACGGACATACCGGTATTCCTATATAGACGGATCTGCTGCATGAACAGGTCAAACTCGTTCTGCTCCCATAGGGATACGATCCTCTGCCTGTCATCGGCTGCCATCTTCTTAGACCGGTATCCGCTCATATCTGTCCTGGCCTGAGTTCAACAAAGGTCCGATACCGAGTGCTGAACTGGATCCTCTTCTTAAAGGTGATGAGATCCCTGGTTCCGGCCTTAACATATCCGTACATCCACTGCTTATCATCTGACAAGGCATAGGCATGGTTCTGCTGTGGGACCTGCCAGTCCTTAGTCGTCTCTCTGAATAATTTCATAACGGCGTCCTAAACATGTGCTTCTGAATATACTTAGTGATGAATTCGTGCTGCTCGACCAGGTCATCCATATCCAGGTTCTGGTCTAAGTTATCTCTGACAAAGTCATCAATAAGTTCCTCGACCTGAGAGAGTAAGTCTGCAGCTAGTTGTTCATTTCTTTGTTTCTGTGTTGTCATGTCCTAACCTCTTTCTTAGTAAGTATCCCAAAGTAGGTTTGATACCTAGCTTTTTGCGGAATAGTTCGTTCAGTGTTTTCTTTTGTTTCATCATATATCCTTTTATTGGTGGCCTCCAGTCCCTTACTGCTGAGCGATGTCAGCTGAGAGACCTGTAACTGGCCGTAAGTTAGTTAGTCAATACGTATGTTGCCAAGTCTTTATAATCATGCGGATTAGCTGCACGGATCTTAGCGACCGAGATCAAAGTGCGGAGACTAATCTCTTTAGCTTGGTCCTTAACTTCGCGGATCAAAGCAAGTGCATCGGCTTTGATCTCGATCGAATACTCAGGGAGGAATTCTTCGCTCTCTGCAATATGAGCCATACGGTCAATCTTCTGATCATCTGTCATGGACAAATCGATCATCATAGAACGGCTACGGATAGCTTGATCGATTTTGTCCTGGTCCATGTTCGAAATAAAGATCACACGACCTTTAAACTCAAAACTACGTGGTAGATCATCATCCTTACCAAAGGATTCTGCATTCCAGCTGATGATACGCTTACCATAAGAATCTAATGCACCCTTAAGTAAGTTAAGAGCAACAGGATCTTTAAGGATTGAATCACAGTCATCAAACACGATTGTTGCGTTTTGATTCTCGAACAAGGTACGATACAAACCTTTAGCTGTACTGTAACCTTTAATAGTAACATAAACGGTCTTCATTGGGATCGTAGCGCCAACTGGAAGTTTTTGAATAACTTCATTATAGTCCTGAAGACCGTGCGATTGCAATGTCTTCATAACAGTGTAGGTCTTACCTAATCCACCTTGACCGGTGATGATGGTCGAAGGTTGGACGCCAGTGGCTACCATACCTACGATCTTCTCCACAAAACCAAATCTTTGATTGATACAGAATTTCTCAGACACCGCAGGCTTTTGCATAGCGTCGATGTCCTTAAATGACTTCTTTTCGCCTGTGATCTGTTTGAACATGTACTCAATATAGTTCTGTTTGGTCGTAGTAAAACGCTGACCGTTAATAGAACATTTGAACTTGCCGGCACCTTTGTCAAATCCGATAATCACTGTAGCTGTCATTTTTTCCCTTTGTTTAATCATTTAATGGAACCATTATACCATAGTAATTCGCTGTTGTACATAGGCCCCAGCGAAATATATCGAAAATATATTGTCCAATAGAATCATAGACTTGCACGGGTGGTATTGGATCTGGGCTGATTCCAACTGGTGAAATAAACGTAAAAAAGGCCTCATTGCGAGGCCCTTTGGTCCAGATCCGTGGTGGATACCGGTTGTGTGGCGTTAATTACTTATTCATTACGTACATTGTAACTTCAAAGCCGAAACGCATTTCAGTTGCTGATGGTGTTGTCCACATGGTTGTATCTCCTTAGTTTGATTTAAATTTGTACTTCTACTGCACCTAAGTCAGATCACTAGAGACATATACACTGAGATCTAGTTTGAGACATGATTTATCTATACTGCGGCTTACTGTTTGTTACTAGTTAAAACCATTAATACTGTATAGTCCTGAGTCTATTATCACAAGGGGCCTTAAAAACTCGTGCCTCACCTTCTACCACTTTTTACCACTTCCTACCATCGTTTACCACTATTTGTCCCATGCCTGTTGGAAATGTTTGATTCTTATACCATAATAAAGCGTTGCTACCTCTTGGATATCACTCTCTATGAGTTCTAATGTCCTTTTGTTAATGTCCATTAGGATCTTTTTACCAATGACTGAGATTGCTTTATCGTAGTCTTGTTGTTCGTAGATCAATATTCTGTCTTCCTGACATTCTTTACCCATTTTTGTTGCCAACTATGTGGGGCGAGGCGATCTTCAACAGACCTATAAACACGAGGTTGTTCAGTGACGATCTTATTCCTTGTCTGTAGATCTGCATTCACATACTCATGGAGTTCGTCTGCTACCTGTCTAAGCCTGATATTAGCATACTCGTCTTGAGGTAGGGTAGAAGCAATGTAATGGAGGTCGATGACTACTTGCTGGAGATTCTTCATAGTGATAGGATACCTAATTGAACGTTATTCTTATCTGATAAGACTTTGCTTGATATTTCTGCATAGATCTTACTAGTCAGTGGGGTCATGCCTTGCTTATTACGTGATAACTTATATGTCGTACCATTGCGAGTAGTACATTCAAGGTAGTCATCTCGATCCTCGGTTTTATCAATGATATGGGAAAGTTCCCATTCTTTATCATCACCATGGAGAATTTTCGTGAAAGAATTATAGTCCTTCACCCATTCGAGGATCACCCACCTCTTGGCTGTTACTGTTGTTGTCATTACCAACCTCCTGAATCTGCAAATTGAAGGAGGTATTCATACACCTCCCAAGGATTATCTGTAAATATATTCTCTGGCTGTTCATTGTTCCAGTGTTTATTCGGTGTATTCCACCACTTCGAGGCTAGATTATCATTACTAGCTAACATAGCTCCGAGGAGCATATTACACCTTGCCTTTATATCTTCATGAGATATCATGATACTTCTTGCCATTCATCACCGTCCCTAAAATCTTCTTTATCTTCTTCAAAGGGTAGTACATACCAATCATCTTCTTGTAGGACATACTCACCGTTGTCTCGTTTCTTATTATCCTCTACGCGTTTAACACTATCGCGTACGAGCTTCTTTGTATCTGCTATGCCTTCTGGCGTTTGTTTATATTCTGTGGCTACCTTAGAGAGTTTCTCACGTGTGATAACCGATACATCACGATGAGAGTTCGAGCATGCCTGAGAGCAGAAAGGCCCACGTTTTCTGTGGACCTTACTACATTCAGGACATGATTTTTCTCGATATACTCCGGGCAATTAAGCCTCTTTTGCTAACTTACTAAAATATGAGAGCGTGTCGTCATCCTCATCGTCGCTAGCCACTGCAGGAGTAAATGCACTCACGTCTGACTTTCCAACTGTTGGTGCCGAACGTGTCTCATCAAGCTCAATATGCTCTGCTGTAGTGCGTGGTGCAGATCCACCAAGAACGCGCTCAAGCTTTGCTTTGAGTTCATCATATGATTTATATGTTTTAGCATCTGTAAACTCTTTGAGAGAGTAACATTTGTTGTAGATTGATTCGAGTTCACTTTCATCTCCGTTTGCCACTGGCGTGGGTTTATCAAACTCGGACTTATCATAGTTACGATATCCTTCAACATTACGGATCTTCAACTTAAAGTTAGCGCCTTCCCATAAATCGAATGGATTCACAGGTTGCTCATCTTGAAATTGAGGTTGCATAACATCCATCATCTTGTCATAGATCTTCTTACCATATTGGTAGAGGAATACCTTGCCTTCATTTTCGGGATGTGCAGGATCTGATACAACTAACACGTTTGAAACATAGTGAAGACGACGCTTCTGTTTACGTGCGATATCTTTATCAGACTCTAAACCAGAATTCCAAAGCTTGGAATTTAATTCAGATACTGGATCTTGACCACCGATTGATGTGAGAGACTTCTCGATGTACCAACCACCAGGACCTTGAAAACCGTGGTCCCAATATCGAGCCCATGGATAATCGTCACCTTGTGGTGCGGGTAGAAAACGAATAATAGCATAGCCGTTACCAGCTTTGTCTACTTCTGGTTTCCACATGCGATTGTCTTCGTAGGATTGTTGTTGTTGCTGACCACCGCCAACTTTTTCTGCGGCTGCAACAAGTTTGTTGATTTCGCTTGCGCGACTTGCTTTGAGATTTGCTAATGACATAATTATGTTCCTTTATATAGCAGAGTTTAACATTGTATGGAATATCTATTATACCACATTTGCACTCTCTTGTAAACAGTTTTTGAGTGCATCTTTGATATATTCGTTATTCACCGTAATAAACGGGTTATACTTACGGATCTTCAATGATAGATCAGGCCACATGATGGGATCTGATATATCTTTGTCGAACTTAGGCATAAACCCGATATATCGATTAAGGACAGTGAAAGTCTCGAGTGGTATCTCGCCTTGAAGTAATATCTTGACGAGTAATGGATGTTGTCCATTGTCTACCACAAACAGACTCTTAAAGTCATTGTTCGATATAATCTTATCTATATCGTTTTTAAAGCGATATGTGAAGGATTCCATGAGACCTTTATAGTCTCTGTAAGTCTCATCTGAACCTTCTTCATTTAAATTACCTATCCACTTTGTACCGTGGTGGGCAAAATTACATCCATAAAAAAACTTCAATTCGCTAAGCGGATATTTTCGTACCAGCTTAGCAAAGAAGTGTTTATCGCGTCGTGCAAAGAATGACTTAGGTGTAACGCTTGTTTTGCCGTTATACTTAAAGTAGTCATACGTCTTCGACTCGAAGTGTAACTTACATGCTACGTAAATCTTATAAGCTTCGTATGGATCACTCGAACGTAAGTTCATTCTTTTTCTTTAAATAACCAAGATTCATCCCCTCGGCTTCTAACTTTGCCTTGATGGGATTACTCAATAATTTCGCAATGTCTTCTGGATCTATCTGTCTCTCTTTACAAACATCTAAGATTGTATCGAGATAGTTAGATCTTTTCTCAACCACTAATCGTTCTATAAGCTCGCTAAACGATTTCTTTGTATACATGCCTTCGGGTTGCTGTTGCTCTGACATTTTTCATTCACTTTATAATATATGTGGCTACCGATAGAGGTTATTTTCTCTAATGTATGCCAACCTGGGTTAACGTAATGCGCGTGATAAAATGTCGCGCCTTGTGTGACGTCTACCTTTTTCTGATAGTACATCGTCAGTGCTTTCTTCACAGATGTCAATGATTCTTGCCATCCCTTTGCTTCATAATCGGGTATTGCACCCATTAATCTTCTATCGCATGTCCACGAAAACTGGCATGTTGTTTTATGAGTCTCTTGATTCTTATTCTTTTGATACACTACCTCGCATGTATCTTTAGGGAACTTAGGATCGTTCAAGCGATTTAATACTACGTGTGTTACGGCGATCTGAGACATTTCTGAATCGCCTTTCGCTTCATAATATGCATTTCTTGTTAAACAATATACATCTTGCTCATTTAGTGGTATCGGATTAATCATAGTCGATAGCCACGTTGTGATCGCAACTAATATATGTTCTGTCATTTATTTACCTTTAAAATAATCGTATCTTCGTTGATCCGTCCATTAGGCTCTTTCGATTTCGTTGTGAGCGAAGCAAAAGATTTGGCTGCTTTCGTTTTTGAAGACGACAGCACCTCTGATAACATTTCTTCAGGTTTTCGCAGTGTGCGAGATTGGGATTCTGTGGTACTGAACTTAGTAAGGGAAGTGCCCTTGATTTCAAACCCAAGACCTGACTCAGCGATAAATCGTGTAAGAGATTTGTACTTAACATTGTAAGTCCATAACTCTATAGCACCAATTATCAGAGACGGATTGATCGAAACTAGTTTATGCTCGGGCGACTCCTTTAAGTATTTGAGTTTCGAGATTTGTTTCTCGACCGATACGGGTTTTTTTGAACGGGTTTTACGAACCGTCTTGGTGTTAGTCCCAAAGCGCTGAGCGTCCGCAATAATACCCTCGAACCATGCTATAAATTCTTTCTTACGTTTTGGTGTAAGATGTGAATAACCTTCCACTAACTGAAGGTCTATCTTATCTATACTCCCTTGCATCTCATCTCTATGCTTTTCTGCCCACATTATGACAAACCTTGCGCATTGAGCAGGTAAAATAGCTGCTTTCATAGCTTCATATAC